CAAAATTCATATGCTCCATATGGCCCAGCTGTTGAGTAGCTCTCAGGTGCCATTCTTATCCTTTCCCTGAAAGGTTCCAACTCCTCTTTATTTGCACCACCTTGGGATATGGTCACATTTTGTACTGAATAGTTAAAAGGGAAAGAATCCACAATGCGGTTTATCTGTCCGGGGAGCCATCCGTTGCCGATTTCGCCCACTTGGTTGCACTCAGCAGGGGCTTGGACTCTTAACTCGCCTGCAGGAATTTCCACATCCTCTGTTGTGGCAAAAAACAAGTTACTGCCTGCAGTTGCCCTTGTGCCTGCTGGAATAATTGTATTGCTCGGTTTTGCTTGACTTAAGGTAAATTCCAACGTGGTTATGGCGGGTCTGGGCTGGAGGCGGGGATTATCACCTAGCACCAAAGCCCCAATATGTTCAATGAAGTCATTGTCGGAAAACGCAAGGAGGTTCTGCTTTCCTGTGAAGTCTATTTTGCTTCTCTGCATCGAGAGAAAGTAGACAATGGTCAGCAGGGCTTGCCTCCATGGGTCGCCGGGGAATAGGGTTCTGCCTGCTTCTTTTTCGAACCGTGCAATAACCTCTGCTGCTATCTGCTCAGTGTCTTTTTGGGCAAAATTTATGTCGGGCATGTTTTCAAGTAATGTACTCATCAAAAATTCTCACCACCACTCTTGGATGTAATCGCCCATCCATCGCGTCATCCGGACGCGGCGCAAAGTCAACTTCCGTTACCTCTACCCTTGGCTCATACTCTTGGATGGTTTCTAAAACAAATATGGCAAACCGCATCATTCCTCTAGGGGAAGGGTCATCAATAAAGGTGTTTGTTAACCCAAGGTCACGGTCAAGGGGGACTGTTCCTCGTATGGTGCGTAGAAGCATCATCACATTTTGCAAGATTTCTTCATGTACAGAATTGGGGAACATGTTTATATTGCGCAGGTCAATTCCCATAAGCGTGTGGAAGATCTGATTGTTCATACCTACTCCTTATACATACTCTTCAAAACTAACCGCCACCTCAGACCTCCGTATAAAGCCCGTGTTGTCGATTTGTTCTTTTGGTATACTCAAATCAGCTATCCTCCACCGATATGTGCCGAATGCCGTCTTGCCTACTATTATGGAAACCAAATCACCATCACGCTGTATATGAATTAGCTTGTTGTATTCTATCTGAGGATCCACACCCCACTGTGCATCAAGGATAATCGTCAATCTGATTTTATCGAGGCTGGGGCCTACATATTGGCTGATAGGCTTTTTTAACAGGGTGTCGTTTGTTGTGAAACGGACACTGTTGCTCCGCACCATATTCCTAAATGTCAAAACCCTCTCAGAAGAAACCTCAAAGAGAATTACATCACTAAGGTCTTTTGAGCCTATTGCGCCAAGCATAGGCGGTCACCTCCTAACTGCTTCTGAATGTGGAGGGCTTTCCTCGTTGCCCCTGCACTAGTCGCTAATATCCACCTCAGGAGCATCGATACTTATGGACTTGTCGCTACTTATGGTCATAGCGTCAACACTGTGAATGCTCATTTTTCCTTCGGCCTTTACATCAATGTCGCCTTCAGCAAGGACATTTATATCTTTGTCAGTTGTAATGTTGATGTCGCTTGCGGTCACGATCTCAATGGAAACATCGCCTTCCGTCGGGATATGAATTGTTATTTTATGATTATCCCGGTCGTACTCAATAAGAGTTTCATCCTTAAACTTAAGATACCGCTTATCCTCATTCTGGATAGGCGGCATTCTGGTGTCAGCGTAACAAGAGCCCATTATATATCCCTCGGTTGGTGCTGATGGGTCGAATAAGCAGACTACGCGCTCATCAATGTCGGGCATATAGTAGGCGTGGTCTTTCAAGGTAAACGGCACAACAATGTGGAGGTCGCCAGATACAATGTCGTGTCTATCCTCGAAAACCACCTGCACCGTACAATGTTCATAATCTATAGACGAAACTTTGCCAACACGGAGCATGTCGCTGTGTTTGTCGCGCATCAATACCCCTCCAAGCAACGTCGAGTGCGCAATGACGTAGTATAACCGCCGCTTCCTATGTTGTGGGTGCAGTTAGTTATGTGGTACACGCCATCAAAGCGATACCAGCCCTCGAATTCCACATTAGTTCCTGAAAAGTAAATGATGTCACCTTTCATTGTGGCATCGCATGTCCATTCGTTGCGGTTTTTTTCCCGGCAACGTGCGCGGGCTTTGCGGTCGAGGTTCATATCGTCACTCTCGCCGTTAAACTGCTCACGAAGTACAAGGGTATGTCCGACATCACCCACATTCGGGGCTTCAAAGTAGCCCGTGTACAGTTTGTCTGTCTTAGTGTCATAGTAGGATACTTCACAGGCTTTGTATACGTCCTTTGCTTTGCGTTTGAAACTTGGCTCCCCAATGATATTGCTGCTCCCACGAATTATCCGTGCAACTACTGGTTCAGATTCATACTTGCTTTCTTCAAAAACAATCAACTGACCGTCTGTGACTTTTATGCAAAGCCCATCGGACTTGCTGAGTTCCTCCAGATATTCAAGATCGGATTTGTCAATCTGGTCTGCCACATCATAGAACGGATCTATATTGGTGTCGTAGAGTAATGCTACCCCAACATTCCCAGAAATATCCTCGGCAATTGCAGACAATGATGCCTGCTTCCATGAATGGTGTTTCTTTTCGCTGCGTCCACTGCCGGTTATTGGTACAGCGGTGGCACTTATAGAAACTTTGCCATCCCAATTTACATCATCAATCTCAAAAGAGCCTAAGTTGATCGTGCGGTTATCACCGTTGCTATTCCAGTCAAAGACGTTTATAGACACTTGCAGGGCATCTCCGGTATCAGGGAAAAAATCACTAATCCAGCGTTTGTCACGGTCAGACAGGGCAACACGCAAATCGTCTGTCTGATCATAGTTGTCGGTATATGAAAAATCCGTTACATGACGGGAAATATCCTGTCCCCTGTAACGGATGTTGGATTCTGCTCTTCTTGCCTTCGCTATAAGGCATCACCACCTAGTAGCAGAAAAATCGCCATGTGGCGGTCTACTTGCTTAACTTGTATATCAAACAGGATATTACTTGCCAAAAGGTTTTGTAGCAAGAATTTTATCCAGCTCTCCAGGGTGGCCAAGTAACCCTGATCTCCCTAGAAACGTCTGGGATTACCAACTCGCAATTAGCAGGAAAAACTGCAACATCACGGTATTGTGGGTTTGCATCAATGAGGATGTGCATTAAAGTTTCGCCTCGGATGCCGTAAAAATGCCGAGCAATGCTATCCCACATGTCCCCTTGAGTGGTTGTATGCTCACGCATTTGACATCCTCACCTTCCTATACTCTCTATCGTCCATGACTTGGAGAATAAGCCGCCTCAACTTAGCTTCACCTTCGCTGTCACGCTGGTTTAGCATGGCCTTCAAATCCTCCAAGTTAAAACTACTACCCTCAATATTGTATACAGGGCTGTAGTTAACAGACATATCACCGCTTGGTTGGTAGGCCGAATCACCCATCTGCCTCATTATATTTACAGGATTTGGCGTATAGCCCGCGCCGTCATCTGCTAAATAATTGTAACGATTAAAACTGGCCTGTGCTGAAAAGGGGTTTGACCTTGATGGAAACATAACGACATTGGAAGCCCCGTCAGTCATTTCGTATCCAGAGGAATCAAAGCCTTGCGGTTTCACATAGAGACCCTTCGCCATAATTGTGGAAATTCGCTTGCAAACCCTCTCGACTGTTCCAGCCTTCGCATACATAGTATCAGCCAAGCCGTCCATGATGTCTTCGCCAGCCTTCATCATGGTGTCGTACTTGGAGTACATGCCATCAATCCCACCATCCATGACATAACCAAAAATTCTAAATGTTGCCCTGGATGGTGAACTGATTTCCGCAGCTGCCTTCATTGCTGCAAGGGCTTCGCTCATCATTTGCTGTGATGCGGCTACCACTGCACCTGAGCCGGCACTGATAGCTTGTGCAGCTGCGTTCGGTATTTCGGACGCTGCGGTTGTTACTGCACCTATTCCTGCACTAATAGCTTGTGCGGCTGCATTCGGTATTTCAGTTGCTGCAGTTGTCACTGCACCTACTCCGGCACTGATAGCTTCTGCTGATGAATTTGGTATTTCAGTCGCCGCAGTCACCACTACATCTATGTTGGTATCGATAGCTCGCGCAGCCTCATTTGGTATTTCAGTCGCCGCAGTCGCTACTACATCTATGTTGGTTTCAATAGCCTGTGCAGCTTCATTCGGTATTTCGGACGCTGCAGTCGTCACTACATCAATGTTTTCCTCAATAGCTTGTGCAGCCTCGTTTGGTATCTCGGATGCTGCCGTTACTACTACATCAATGTTTTCATCGATAGCTTGTGCGAACTCTTCTGGTATTTCGGATGCTACAGAACCGAAATCTGCATCTGCAAACGCGCTTTCCATTGCTTCGAAGCTGGCTTGTGCTTTGTCGATGAGGGCGTTTTCCATAGCATCATTTTCAAGTATGGTGGTTGCCACTGAATCTATAAGCTCAAGTGCAGAGCTTGCAACGCCACTTGGGTCAAGCTCACGCTTCATGGATTCAACAGCAACTTGAGTTGAATTCCCAAAAGCGGTATTAAGAGCATCCAATTCTTGGTCAGATGCGTTCACCAGTTCACGCACAGATGCTGCTGCTTCTGGGCCTGCAGCCCTTAACTGCTCAATTAGTCCCTCGTCCACAGCCCTATCCGCAAGAATCGCAAGGTTTTTACTCCACTCTTCAATAGCGGCGGCATTGGCTTCAAGATTGCTAGTCATTTCTGAAACAGAGACAGCAGCATTCTCTGAAACGGTTTGGAATACGTTAGTAGTTAAGCTTTTGTAGTTTTCAAAAGATGCATTCATGCTCTCAAGGGCTTGTGTCTGAGCATTTGCCCACTTCTCGGCTTTGCGCATCTGTTCTTCCATCTCAGCGGTTGCGGTTGCCATAGCTACCGCTGCTTCCTCTTGCTGCTGTTCAAGCCTTGCAAGAACATCGGCGTGGACTTCAACGCCTGCTGCTACGTCTGCTTGCATTTGCTTATTGGCTTCCATTGCTTCTACATAGGCTATTTCCGTTGCTCGGAGTGTATCAAGTGCATCATTTAAGGCTCTTGTATCGCTTCGTCTACGATTAGAGCCATCTGCGAGTTTCTCCTCAATGGCACTTATTTGTGTGCGAGTATCTTCAAGCCCAAGACCGAGTTCAGTGTATTCTACACTGAGGCGGTCTAGTTCGTTGCGGTGCAAGTTAAACATCTTTGTAGCATGTTCAACACAGTTTGCCAGTTCTTTATATTGCTCGGCCCGCGCTTCCAAGACGCGCACTTCTTGCTGGAAACTCTCAGCCGCAGTTGCTGATGACTCTGCGAGTTGCGCTTGACGTTCAGATAAGCTGTCAGCGGCTTCACCAACAGCTTTATACTCCTCGCCCACACGATTTAGCCACCGTACCAATAAGGTAACACCTGCAATAACGGCAGTTATACCTGCAAGGATCCACCCAAAAACAGGTATTGCTTTTATTGCCACACCCATAAGCTTAAAGCCCGCAGATAACTTCTTTGTGCCTAGCGTTAATGCGCCCTTGGCAATGGTGGCAGCTTTCATACCTGCAGTTTGAGCCGCAAGCATGGCTGTAGTTGCTTTTTTAGGCGCGAGAAGAAGTGCGTAGGCTTTGCCGAGCTTGGTTGAAGCCAGCGTTTTTGCCTTGGTTGCAGCTGTGTCTGCAGTTAGAGCAATAGTGTTTGCTTTAGTTGCTACTGTTCGTGCTGCTTCAGCGGTGGCTACCTTTTTGCTTGCCACGACTGCTAATGCATCTGCCGCTTTCCTTGCTTGGGTTGCCTTGGTAGCAGCAATGGTGGCCTTTGTGCTTCCTGCTCCTGCTGTGGCTTTTATGGCTTCTGCTTGAGCAACGAGTTTAAGAGCTTTGGCTTCTGCGGCAGTAGCTACTTTTCTTGCAGCGGTTGCTGCCTTATCAGCCTTAGCTGCTAGTGTATTGGCTTGTGTCGCTGCTGTTTTTGCCGCTTGTGCAGCAGTTGCAAGACTTGTTGCCGTTTTTACAGATGTCAATGTAGCCTTAAAGGTCGTGTATGCAGCATGGGCAGCACCCACGCCTTTTACAATTTTCCCAGTTATCGTTAACAAAGGCCCTGCTGCAGCTGCAGCTAAACCCAGACCGAGAATAATGCTTCGTGTGCCTTCATCTAGAGATGCAAAACGGTTTATCCATACTCCAACAAAATCAACAAAGCGGATTGCGATGGGAAGTAGTGCCTCGCTGATTTGGAGCATGATTTCTTCAAGCGAGTTTTTCAATTGCTGTATAGATCCAGCCATGCCCTCTTGTTGGATAGCCGCCATTTGGAATGCTGTGCCAGTGCCGTCAACTGCTCCCGAAACCTCGTACAGTTCCGGGATAATATCTCGGAGTGCATCGCGCTGATTAAAAAGTTCATCAGCAAAGGCTCGTGCGCTTCCTTGCGTAAAGAGTGTAGACATAAGGTCAAGCCGTTCTGTGCCGTCCGTCACACCCTCAAGAGCATCTCCAAGAGCAAAGAATTGTTCCATTGTGCTTTTGGACTGCCATTCGAGGCTGTCCGTGGAAATTCCTAGCCGTTGGAATGCACTATTCTGTTCGTCTGTGGGAAGCAGCATAGTTTCAATCGCCTGCTGGAAACCGCTGTATGCGTTAGCACCTCGCACACCTGCTTGGTACAATTGACCAAATACGGCTGTTGCTTCCGTACCAGATATCCCAGCCGCATTTAGCGAGGCGTTTGCTCGAAAGAGATAATCCTGTAAGGTATTTAATCCTATGCCCGTTCGCTGATTTGTGGCAGCAAAGAGGTTTATGTACTTTTCGGCGTAGCTTACATCCTTGCCTACTTTTAAGAGATAGTTTCCAAGAAAGTACGCCGTATTTCCCAAATCATCACCAACTGCGGTAGCCAAGACCATAGATGTCCGCATAATTTCTGTGCCAAACGCCGCATCTTGGCCACGCACGGCTATTTGCGAATATGCCTCGGCAATCTGCCGTGCACTGAAAACGCCATACTCGCCGGAAACAGCCATGTCTCTAAAATTATCGCCGAGATCTGCAATTTCAGCAGCGGTCATTTCGGTACGCGCTTGTATCTTACCTAAAGAGTTATCGTAATCCGCACCAACTGCAAGAGCAGCAATGCCAACACCTAAAAGTGGCATAGTCACACCTTTGGTGAGGCTGTTGCCTGTGGATGATAGTTTGTCGCCCACTCCAGCAAGCCTGTTTTCAGCTTCGTCAAAGGTTTTGCCGAAACCACTTGCTAGCATAGCATCCAATTTGAAGGCTATCTTAAATGCCTTTGATGTTGCTCCAGCCACGGCAATCCCTGCCTTTCAACTAAGTTTGGGTTCTACCCTAATCCATGACTCAGATTCTCCGAGTCTTATGTCGTTGATTTTGTATAGCTTGGTTTCGCGCCTCAACGTGGTCTGAATACAACTCCATTTTTAACTGCAGTTCTGACAGGGGAAGGGATTCATAGTACTGCAAGCTGGTGTTTGTCCCTTCAGCCAAAATCATGATGCTACGGAAAAGTTCCTTTACATCCTTCCGGATACCGTCTAGGTAAGGGGTTTGTTGCACGTCTTCGTCATCGAAGTCGGAGTTTCGCCATTCGATTTTTTCGGTTTGGCTTCGCTCTCCGATTCCTCCTCCTCGTCCTCCGAATCCCCATCCAGCAAAAAATTCATCACTAATAGACACACTTGGGTGTAATCTTTTCCACCAAGCGAGCGAATAAAGCCTACAGTGTGACCACTTGCTTTGGCGGCAACGCAAGCTTGGTACTTTTTGTTGGTTTCGGGGACATTCATAGTTTCCTTCTTTGCGAGAAGTTTGCGGGCATCTCTTTCTGCTCTTTCAAGGTCTAAAGCAGAAAGGCTGTCGAGATCAAAATCAATTTCGGTTATGGTTTCGCCATCATGGGTAATGGGCTTTTTCAAGGTATAACGTTCCATAGTGCCTCCTAGTCTCTGCCAATGTTGCGGCGAACTTCGGACATGTAGTCTCGACCGTTGATTGTACAAACAAAGTTGAGCTTGTCAATCTCCACCATTGCCCGCCTGTTAACGGAAATAAGTAGATAAATAATCTCATATTCTACACTGGTGCCCATTTGTACAGCAACCCCCATTGTGCCGAGAGTTGCGTTTTTTGGAATACAGCGCATGACAACCTTTATTCCTGTATCCCTATACTCGCCGCTTCCTTCGTCATAGGACTGAACATTGCCCATAAAGGCGTAATGATATGTCTCAGGAGCACAGTATACGACATTTTCGCCAAAAAGCACACGCCAGTTTATAGCTGTGGTAAGGGACTGGAAATGCCCCTTAGTGGGAGAATCAATCTCCCCGGCAATTCCAGCCCCTCCCATACTCTCAGTCATGTAGTTAAGGTTGGGAAGAGTAACGTCTACAATCCCCAACATTTCATTCCCTGCATCATAGCAGATAAAATTTGTTAATTTATCAGGTATCATGAGTTACCCCTTTCTAGCTGAACAAAGTCAACAGATATTCAGGGTCATACTGCAGTATGAATTCCCCCTGTTCAAATGGAGGCGGCGGTGAAACACGTATCCTGAAACGCAAAATGCCATCAAGCAAATCAGTCAACGGGTTATCGTCCTCTTGTAGTGGCTCTACACGACCACCAAGGATAAAGCCTCGCGCAGCCAAACCATTAAGCCATATGTTTGCGCTGTCGATAATAGTGTCTCTAAGCCTGCGGCTGATAGGTGCATCTACCCTGCTAAAGTGGGTAAGGACGAGGGTGTTGCCGATCCAATCGAACATACGTCTAATGGGGATGAATACATCCTTTACATCCGTTGTGCCCGGGAATGCTCCAGTGCGGTTGCCCCACGCTACCCAACCGTTTGTAAAGTTAGTGGCGGTGACAATCCCTTGGTTTGCAAGGAATGTTCCTTTTTCATTGTTAAGAACAATTTCGTCGCCACTTTCATAACAAAGGCCATTAATTCGTAGGTTGTTGTTTGAGGGTGATTCATAGGGCACATCGCTGTTGTTGAAGTCAGTCCGCGCAATAAGCCCACACATTTGTGAGGAGTAGTGATATTTTTGGTTGCCAAGGCGCAACATTGGGTACAGGTTTACTTGTCGTGTAGATACGTAGTTGTTGAGGTTTTTCCATGCAGGCACATTTTGGTATTTATGCGGCACCATCTCACCTGGACTGCCTGGAATCATGGTAGGCATATCGTTAAGGGTTATGCATCGGAAATGCCCGTTAATATTAGCTCCCTTTGTCTCCATGACGGCGGCAACTACAGGATTGCTCGACCATTTAGGCACAAGTAGCTGACCTGGAATCATCCTAAAGAGTGGATAAATATCGCCAACAATTTCAAGTCCTAAGTTTTTGTCCGTTTGGATATCCACACCGCCGATGAAGTCGTACTCATCTACCATTTCTGGTGCAAGGCGTGCACAAGAAACAGAGATGGTCTCGGTTTCAGACATACCGCCCGGAACGTTCGGCTTTGCATTAATTACCACAAGGCCATCACGATCAAACGAAAGAGTGTAGTGGGTGTCCTCTTCAAAGCCCTCAATTTCAACTGTATCAATCAGAGTACCCTCTACAGGCAACACACCAGAGAATCGATTAAGTGTAACAGAAACATCCTCTTCTTCTGCTGAATGAATGTCTGGGTCAAGCACGTTGATCATAATCAACGGGGACACACCATACAGGCTGAATTGAGAGAAGATAACCTGCGGTGCTATGTAGTTATCCCATATCTCTGGCCTCATGCTAAATCCAAACGCCCGACGTGCTTCGCTATTGGTAAAGCAAAGGCGAGGCGAGTTTGTTATATTGTATGGGTCTTCGCAAAGGTGGATCGGGGCTGTAACAAAAACTACGGGCAAGGCTGCGTTAACTCGCACGGGTGGTACGATTGGGGTGTCATCTTCCGAGATGAATATCCCACGCCTATTTGCCATCTTTTAACGCCCCCTCTCTGATAGATTGCTCTACATAGTGGTAAAGCCTATATGCTTCGGTTCCTTGCTTTTTTAAGTCGTTTTTGAAAGCCGGGTATTTTTCAACCTTTACAAACAACTCCTTAACTTCCGGAATTTTTTCAATGATATCCTCTGCTATCACAGGGATTTCCATATAAATCCCTCCGGAAATCAATGCTCCGCCAGGAACATAGGGGCCAGAATAAATGTAACGTGTTTTGCCCCTTGATTTAGCTGCTTGACGTGCCTTTCTGCGGCGTTCTTTGCTCTCCCGCTTTTCGGCTTCAAGTTGCTGGCCAATTGTTAGCTTGTTTGGCGCAGCAGCTTCGCTTGCTACAATTGCCATTTCGGGTTTTGTAGCAGTATCAGCTTTTCCGTTCATGAGCACTGCTCCTTTCTTCTAAAATAGATGCTCTTGCAATTGAGGCCGGGGATAGACAATGTGCCACCTTGTCCGGCACCAACCCTCCCAGTAAGGATAGATTTGTTCTGCGTTCATGTTTGCCTCAAAAAAATCGTCTGCTATCCTATATTTTTTTGCTATCGTGTGTGCGGCAAAGAAGGCTTGCCGGGTGGATTCAATTAAATTCCAAAAGTCCCGGTATCCGCTCCCATCGTCAACAAGTTTACCGTTTTCGTCATAAACGCCAGGGTCATACACACCGAAAAGCACATCCAATGTTGCTGTGCTTTGTCTTTCGTTTTTTACGTTTTCCACACGGTGTATGCGAGGCAATAAAAATGGGAACTCCTCATCTTCGCTGTCCACACCGTCAATGCTCTTTGGCATAATAAAGCCTGAGCGTATGACTTGCGGATGCTTAAATGATTTACTCCCATTTATATTGAGTGTTTTGAGTGTGAACTTTTCTGCAACTTCCTTTTCCAAGAAGTCGCAGATGTCATCATGCAGAGTTACAGTGGTAGCCATTACTCAACTCCTCAGTTTTTGAGCAGGGCTTGGATTTCACGGTCGAGTTCTTGTGTAAGCCGTGCCGCACCCCTTTCTTGGATTACACTTCGCACATTTGGTTCACTCAGCATCTCCGGAACACTAATTCCTTCTGCGTGAATTATTGGCAATCTGGCACTAGTAGGACGTCTCATTACAAGCCCGCGACCGACAACAAATGCCTTGCTCTTGCCACCAATGGAGTCTAAGTGTCTACCGCCGCTATGCCGCTCACGCAAGAAAACAGCACTCCCACCCCTTATGCCAGGGCTTGTGTTAGCGTCAAAGCTAAATTTCCGCGCATAAAGCGGGGGGCCGCTGCGGCTAATCTCTGCGCTGAGGCTGGATGTTTTTGCTTTGCGGATTTTCATCCCGGCTTTAACTGATTTTCCTGAAACAGTAAACACGTTTGGCACTTCATTAGCAGCAGTGTCTTTCATGTATCCTGCAGTTTTGTTGAACGCACGTGCTATAGCCTTGTCTGCTCCACCACTGACACTCCTTAAAGCCTGCACAGCTTCTTCAATGCCGCCATCGGTATCAATATTTAAGGTAATTGCATCACCAGCCACGACTATCTCCCCCTTATGGCTTCCAAAGTGAACTCTATTACTCCCATCTCTTCGGCAACAGCAGAAACAACATATTGCTTGCCATCAAATTTAAGAGTAGATTCAACCTTGGGGATATGCCTAAACTTCTCAATCCATTTGTTTTTGGGGATAAAGAAAACAATACCTTCAAGGCTTACGCCCTCAATCTTATCTTTGACCATACGCTCGAAGTATCGTTCGCTGTCAACAACAACCTTGCAGTCATGGGCTTCTGAAACAAATCCCCTTATGCCTTGGATTTTGTGGACGGTAACGAACTCCTTTGCATCAAAATTAAGAAAGACATTATGAATGTCCTCCAGTTGCTGGTCTTGAAATGTGAGGTTTGGGGTTTGGCCTTGAAAACTAAGTATTTTCTTCACCATTTTCGTCATCATCACTGAGATTGTCGGCACTGTCATTTGTGTCGCTAGCATCATCATCCGGTTCTTCGCCGACAACAGCTTCTTCAATGAACTCAACTACAAGGGATTGGAGGTCTTTTGCCTTGATATCCCGCTTAAACTCTACGCCAATATGTTCAGCATACTTTATGAGATCGGCACGTTTAAGTGCATTTATCTCTTCTGGAGCCAAGTATGCCTCAGCGACAAGGTAGGCGGGGAGATTACTTTCTTCGGTTTGAACTGCAAAAGGTGTATCTCCCAACTCCCTAATATAGCCCCTCGCCAAGTAACTGCGAATTTTCTCATGCCCAACCATCTCAGAGGTTATGATTGCATCCTTGCGGTAGGTCTTGCTCCCTACCTGCAAGTTAACGCGCTTTACTACAAGGTAGGTTTTCATTAAGGCGTACCTCCTACGTCAAGCACAGCCCAAGCATCAAGACTTTGCGGGCAGGGCAATAGTGCAGAAGATATTTTTACATATCTTTCAGATGGCTCTTGCTGATCCCATTGTTTGGGAACTCTTTTTCTTGCAAAACTACCAATTTGTAGGTCGTGGATCACTGCGTATAGCATTTTTGCCGGAAAATTGTTTGCAGGGGCAACCACTACTTTGCCTTTCGGCACAAGTGAATACACGGCAGGCACGAAGCCTTTGTCTTCAGGCTTAATTCCTGGGAATTCCGGATTTTCGTTTTCGTTGTCTGCAAATTCGCCTTCATAGGAATACAAGTGTAAGTTTGCTTTACGCAAAAAACCGATGTACATTGCGCCGTTTTCAAGGAGTTTTGGGGCTATGATTCCCATTTCGTACCTTGTATTGTCTAACAGTTTCTGTATTTTTTCATTTTGAGTCAAATTCCACATGGTATCGCTGTCACCAACGGCAACGGCAGCAGAAAAGCCAGAACGCCCAACAAGCTTACGTGCATTTTTCAGATCGATAATGGGTTGTGAATTCACATAATCAGACCAAGGGATATCAACAACAACCGTGTTATCAAACTCGAACTCGATTAGATCACTAACGCCCTCGCCAACGACTGGGATTTCGGCATTAAACATGACCTGTGTACACATCCACTCTTCACGGCGGGTTATAGACTCGTCAAGTTCTATAAGGTCGCTTTGCAGAAGCTCAACACGCCTGCGGTTGGGGTTGTATCCGTTGTAAACAGGCTCTCCGGGCAGACGAGAAGCAATGTCGTCCGTTGTAAGCACTCTTTTAGGGGCAACAAGCGGCGGCTTGTAGGACTGGGTCTTGAAGCCTGTGCGTTCTAGAACTTTGCTCCCTATACGCGGAGAAACGAATGGAGCCATTGCCATGCCACCTTTTTTCACGTCAAACTCCACGTTCTTTGTCGGGAATGTCTGAGTGCGTCTAAAAAACGTGTCTTTGATGAAAGACGGCATAGGTGGCTGCTGCTCCAGCATTTGGATCATGAACTTAGGTTCATAAATATTTGTAGCCATAACTCCTCCTTATATCCGTGAGTCTCTGACAATCAAACTGATGTCAGTCATGCGGCGGATGTGGTTTTCAACTGTGTCAGTGCCACCGAAACGCAAGAATCTACGGATGTACGCGCCCTTGATGAACATGGTAGATGTGGCTGTCATGCCATCCTCAACAATCACATCATCGCAAGCGATACCCACAACTTCCTGCGAGCCATTTGTGGCAGTGGAATCCACTAGGACATAATTGCCTTCATCTGTTAGTCCAAGCACATCGCCGCGCTTGATTTCGGCGGGGCCAGTGATGGTTATTCCTTGAGCTTCGGTTGGAAAATCGCCAGCTATAAGTCCATCCGGCTCAAATATTCCGATTGTAGCCATTACGAATCCTCCTATCTT